AACCAGCCAGTAGAGAAGGCTGAGGTGATGTACCCATTCAGTGGTATGAATGACCTGACCTATGGCATTCGTACTGGTGAGCTGATCACTGTGACTGCAGGCTCAGGGCTAGGCAAGAGTCAGTTCCTTCGAGAGATTGTGTACCATGTGCTCAAGAACAGTGACGCTAACATTGGCCTGATGTTCCTTGAAGAGTCTGTTAAGAAGACTGCGCGCAGCTTGATGTCGCTGTCCATTAACAAGCCACTCCACCTACCAGATGCTGAGGTATCAGATGACGATCTTCGACTGGCCTTTGATGATACTCTTGGGACTGATCGCCTTTATTTGTTTGACCACTTTGGCAGCACTGGCGTTGATAATATTATTAGTCGGGTTCGGTTCATGGCTAAGGCACTTAACTGCAAGTTCATCTTCCTGGATCACGTCTCGATTGTGGTGTCCAGCCAAGAGAATGGTGACGAGCGTAAGGCGTTGGATGAGATCATGACCAAGCTTCGCATGATCGTAGCAGAGACTGGTGTGTGCCTGTTCGCAGTGTCCCACCTCAAGCGTCCAGATACCAAGGGCCATGAGGAAGGCGCAGCTACCAGCTTGTCGCAGCTACGTGGGTCAGGGTCTATTGGTCAGTTGTCTGATCTGGTCATTGGCCTGGAGCGTAATGGTCAGGCTGAGGATTTGCAAGAACGCCACACCACCAGGGTTCGTGTGCTTAAGAATCGATTCAGTGGCTTGACAGGACCAGCATGTTCGTTGTATTATGATAAGACTACTGGACGAATGACTGAGACCTTTACTGATGAGCTATAGAACTATCATCCTTGACATCGAGACAAACACAAAGCATGACACCATCTGGTGCTGTGTTACCAAAGACATTGGAGCTAAGGAAGTAAACGTATGGACGGAACCAAAAAAGTTGAGCGAGTATCTAAGACCAAGCGACAAACTCGTTGGACACAATCTCATTTCGTTCGACTTACCGATCTTGAATCGGCTGTGGAACTTGAAGACTCACTCGAACCCAGTAGCAGATACATTGGTGATGTCGAGACTACTGGATCCGCAGATCGAGGGAGGGCACAGCCTAAGCGCATGGGGAAAGAGACTCAGCAACCATAAGGAAGACTTCACTGACTTCGATGGTGGCCTGACGCAGGAGATGATTGACTACTGTATCCAGGACGTGCATGTTACTGACATGCTATATCAGAAACTAAGCAGGGACCTACAAGATTGGGGAGAATCAGTTGAGCTCGAACACGAAGTTGCGAGTATTATCAGAGATCAAGAACAGCATGGATTCCTGCTGGATAGAACCAGAGCTATGTGTCTCATTACCGAATGGAAGACGAGGCTATCTGAGATCGAGGAGAATCTCCAAGCTGTCTTTCCGCCTATTGTCACTGAGCGTTATTCGGACAAAACAGGAAAGCGACTCAAGGATGATGTGGAGTCCTTCAACCCAGGCTCTCGTCAACAGATTGCTAAGAGGCTAATCTCCCTGGGGTGGAAGCCTACTAAGTTTACAGATAAGGGACAGGTGATCGTAGATGAAACAGTCCTTGCAGGAGTTGATATTCCAGAGGCTAAGCTTATCGCAGAATACCTACTCATTCAGAAGAGGGTATCTCAGGTTAGCTCCTGGCTTGATTGTGTTCAGCAAGATGGGCGTGTTCACGGTAAGGTGTTCACCAATGGAGCAGTCACTGGACGAATGACACACAACAGCCCTAACATGGCTCAGGTGCCTTCCTCTGGATCTCCATGGGGTAAGGACTGCAGAGACTGTTGGATCGTACCAGAGGGCTATAAACTGGTTGGCATTGACGCTTCAGGGCTGGAGCTTCGTATGCTGGCACACTACATGAAGGACGAGGACTATGCAAAAGCAGTCGTTGATGGTAGGAAAGAAGACGGTACTGACATTCATACCAAGAACCAAGTTGCCGCAGGACTTAAGACAAGGGATCAAGCGAAGACTTTCATTTACGCATTTCTCTACGGAGCAGGTCCAGCGAAGATCGGAACAGTTGTTGGTGGTGGGGAGAAAGAAGGCAGGCAACTCATCAAGGCTTTTCTTGATAACACTCCCTCGCTCGAAGCACTTAGAACAAAAGTGTCGAGGCATGCTGAGAAGGGCTGGCTTACAGGTCTCGATGGTAGGCACCTGCAAATACGTTCCGCACACGCTGCACTCAACACACTCCTACAGGGGGCTGGTGCGATTGTAATGAAGAAGGCTCTCGTGCTCCTGGATCGTAAGATCAAGGCCATGAAACTCAGAGCACACTTTGTAGCTAACGTGCATGACGAGTGGCAGATCGAGGTGGTTGAGGAAGACGCAGAGATGGTAGCAGCAATGGGCATTCAGAGTATTCGTCAAGCTGGTGAGAAGTTTAAATTGAATTGTCCTCTTGACGGGGAAGCAAACATAGGTTATACATGGGGAGATACGCATTGAGCTTGACACCAGATCAGTTGAAGGTATGGACAGACATGATCGACTGGCTAGTACAGCAGGATGGATTTGTAATCATTGGGACCAAGGATAACGAGGTGAATGCCAAGTCATCTGTTGAGCTTGATGAAGCATTGGAGCTAGTGGGCATGGTCTATGACATGCTTCATAACTCCCTGGAGAGTGGGGCTCCAGAGGGATTGCAAACCCTACAATAGTGTGGTATAATATTACTATGGAGTTTAATAAAGCTTAGCACATATCTGAAGGTGGTATGTGACACGAAGCACCTATACAGTGGGTGTAGCTGAATAGATTGTACTAGACTCTTTTCTTTTAACATGTTCAGGAGAACAAATATGGAATTGAAACCTCTTAAGATTGAAGCTGACATCATGTGGGCTTTCCTTGATACACCTAACCAGATGTCTGGTAAGTATCAAGTGGATCTCTGCAACCTGTCTGACAAGGCGATCCGTGCCCTGGAGGATATTGGTGTGAATGTTCGCAACAAGGAAGGCAAAGGTTTCTTCGTAACAGCGAAGTCGAAGAACTACCCTATCCCTGCAGTGACGAAAGAAGGTAACACGATCACTGCTAAGGTAGGCAATGGCTCTCGTGGTGTTGCGTTGGTCAAGCCTTACGCCTATAAAGCCAGTGGTAAGTCTGGCGTAGCAGTAGGTATTAATAAACTCATTGTCACTGATCTCGTAGCTTACGAGGGTGGTGAGAGTGAATCAACCGATGACGCACTATAAGGAGCTATCATGACTGTCAAAACTAAAAAGCCTGTGGTATCAGCATCTGTCAAACAGAATCGTGCAGTGTACGAAGTCGAGGTACCTGATGGTGGTAACATCTGGCCTGACACTTTCCAGTTCTCTGTCTACCCTGATGGCAGTGTCATGCTGAACGATGATACCTTTAACACTACCAAGGTAGCAGCTACTGCACTTCGTCAGATGGCTGACTTCCTCGACAAGTTCAAGGCCAAGTAATGCTTGCTATTCTAGATGGTGATATCTTTGTGTATCGAATTGGATTCGCTTCTGAGGGTGAGAGCAAGGGTATTGCCATATCTAGGATGGCCTCGTTCGTTGAGGACCTGATCATGATGCCTGAGATAGGAGACTACCAGGGCTACATTACAGGTTCAGGTAACTATCGTTTTGAGATAGCCAAGGAAGCCCCTTACAAGGGCAACAGGACTGCTGCTAAGCCTGAGCACTACGAGCTCCTTCGGGAATACCTTGTCAGTGCGTGGGGATTCGAGCTGGTGGAAGGTCAAGAAGCTGACGATGCTATAGGGATTAAAGCCTATACAATGGACATTGAGGATTACATGATCTATAGTATCGACAAAGACCTTGACATGATTCGTGGTTGGCATTATAATTTCAACAAGGATGACAAGTACTTTGTTGACGAGAGTGACACACTACGTACATTCTACAAGCAGGTACTCACAGGTGATCGAGTAGATAACATTCCTGGTCTTAAAGGCATCGGACCTAAGAAAGCTGATAAGATCCTTGGTGATGCTCTTACAGAGAGCGAGATGTTTAAGGCAGTACTCGAGGCGTATGACAATGACATTGAACGAATGACGGAGATGGCACAGCTACTATGGATAAGACGAAAGGAAAACGAGATGTGGCAACCCCCAAGCTTGTCTACCTCGAATGGGTAGATGCAGTAGCTGATCTAGGATGGGAAGCAAACTGCAAGGCAGAGCTGCATCATTGCCACACTGTAGGGTTTATTGTGGACGAGACGAAGGACGCTATATGCATAGCAGCGACATGGTCTATCACGATGAGCAATGCACGGATGCACATACCCAAAGCCTGGATCACTAAACGAAAGGCAATCAATCTTGAAACCAAGCAGCGCAAAACAAAAAGGAAGACTGCTTCAGCAATGGACCAGGGACCTGATCATCAAGGAGTTCAACCTCAGTGACGAAGATGTCAGATCAATCAGCATGGGCGCGCAAGGGGAAGACATCCTCTTTTCCAAAGCTGCGTCCGAGCGACTACGAATTTCTATCGAATGCAAAAGCAGGGATCGAATTGCCGTTTACGGCTTCTATGACCAAGCGAGAGAAAACACACCAGCAGCGAGAGAGCCAGTCGTTGTTATTAAACAGAATCGAAGATGCCCCTTGGTAGTAATTGATGCCGAGTACTTCTTCAAACTTTTAAAAGGAGTAGTAACATGCGAGTCAGTGGAGTCCCCTACGAAGTAGATGATCCTAAAGAATACACAATGGAGTTTGAGTTTACCTTCCGTGGGCAGAAGTGGCCTGAGAATTTCAAAGCTAACGAGCTCACGAAGAAGCTAGTGGTCAGTGATTGTACGACATGGGGTGAGATCCATGATGAGTTCCTTGACTTCCTCAGCGCAGCCTATGGCTATAACGTAAAGGATATGGTGAAAGATAATGACACGAACACATTTAGTAATTCCTGATTGTCAGGTTAAAGATGGAGTCGATCTCTCGTATCTTTCCTGGGTTGGTCAATATATTGTTGACAAGAAGCCAGATGTTATCATCAACATTGGAGACTTCGCTGATATGCCTAGTCTTTCTTCTTATGACGTAGGTAAGAAGAGCTTCGAAGGCAGACGATACAAGACTGATATTGAAGTAACCAAGTATGCAATGAACCTGCTGCTTGATCCTATGAGGAAGTACAATGAGCGACAGCGAAGAAACAAAGAGAAGCAATACAAACCACACATGGTCCTCACCCTCGGAAACCACGAAGACAGAATCAACCGAGCAATTGAAAATGATTCAAAGCTGGATGGAACAATTGGCCTGGGAGATCTTGGATACGAAGAGGCTGGTTGGACGGTCTTTGATTACCTTAATCCTGTTATTATTGACGGTGTGGTTTATTGTCATTTCTTTACTTCGGGGGTGATGGGCAGGCCAGTGGCTAGTGCTGCAGCTCTGCTGACCAAGCGTCACATGTCTGCTGTCATGGGCCACGTGCAAGGCAGGCAGATTGCCTACGCCAACAGAGCAGATGGCAAGCAGATTACAGGGCTCTTCTCAGGCTGCTGCTACCTACATGACGAGGACTACCTAGGCCACCAGGGTAACAACTACTGGCGTGGTATCTGGATGCTGCATGAGGTAGAGGATGGTCAGTTCGATGAGATGCCAGTCAGTTTAAAATACTTGGAGAAGCGATATGGAAGTAAAGCAGATTCTTAAAGAGCGTGGTGATAGGTATGGTAAGTATAGTAACGTGTCGTGGACATCTCAGAAGCTGAAGGAGACAATGCGTGACTCCTACAACTGGCGAGAGATGAAGCTGCACTGGACTCAGAAAGAAAGTCTTGATCTTATCTGCAACAAGTTAGCTAGAATCTTAAATGGTGATTCTAACTATAAGGATTCATGGGTAGATATTGCTGGCTATGCCCAACTTGTCGTAGACCAGCTTGACAAGCAAACCAATTTCTGATATAATAATAGGTTCCTCTATGGCATTGACGATACCTGAAATACAGGAGAGGTTAAAGCGGCTAGACGAGTTCACCTTGATAGAAGAGTTAAACATTAGTTCCGAGGACATAGTAGATCGGTTCTCTGATATCATAGAAGAACAAGCGGATAGGTTAGAAAAACTAATAGACTGGGAAGATTGAATGGAATATCTGGGAATCAAACTAAGACAACAACAATATGAATACAC